GCCTGAGGCCGCATGCCGACGCTAAAAAGCAGAGGCCGTAGCACCTCTGCTTTTTAGCGAGGTGCTATTTTTATGTCTGAATTACAGAATTTGATTAAGGATTGTGAAAAGTACATAGATGTCCGGGGCATAGACGAAACAATTATCAATGCCTATCTTGATACTTGCCAACTAGCCAAAAATGATGGTGATATCACTACAATGCTTGAATGCACGGCAAGGTCAAAGGCAATCGTGAATCAATTTTGTTTGAAACAATTCGGCATGGACATTTGGGAAATAGAGAAATTTGCCCAGGCAAACAAGACAGAGATAGAGCTTGTCAATCAATATTATTCAACACTTCTTACGGAATCCAATGAAGTATTTGAAAGCTTTATGCTGTATTTGGAGCGCAAAAGACCGATAGAAGAAAGATTTTATCAGCCTAGAATAAATCCGTTGAGACAAGTGGCAAATGGAATACAAGACCTTGTAGATGATAAACTAGACGAATTATTTGTTAACTGCCCCTCAAGAATTGGAAAGACACAAATAGTGAAGTTGGGTTTTTTGTGGTATGGGTCAAAATTTCCTGAACAATCTAATTTGTATACTGCATATTCTGACAAAATAACTGGCGGATTTTACGATGGACTTTTGGAAATTATTCTTGACCCAACATATACATACGGAGAAATGTTTCCTAAAAACGTTGTAAAGAGACCTATTACAGATGGTAAAGATACCACTATAGATATTATTAGGAAAAAAACATACCCAACATTCACAATGAGGTCTATTTATGGAACCCTGAATGGAGCGTGTGATTGTTCTGGTATGGCTGTTGATGATGATTTATTTAGTGGTATTGAAGAAGCGTTGTCGGAAGATAGACAAACTACCGTGTGGGGAAAGTTTGACAACAATTTTATGAAACGTCTTAAACGTAAAGCAAAACTAATAAATATGGGTACAAGATGGGCTCCTGGAGATGTACAGGGGCGTAGGCTTAATTTGCTGCAAAATAACCCAGAATATGCGCAGAGACGATGGAGAGCAATAATCATACCAGCACTGAATGAAAATGATGAAAGTAATTTTGATTATCCATATAATCTTGGATATTCTACGCAGGATTACTTGATGATAAGAGCATCTTTCGAGGAAAATGATGATATGGCCTCATGGTATGCGCAAGATCAGCAAACTCCTATCGAAAGACATGGAGCATTGTTTAGTACAGATAATATGCAGTTTTTTAGCCCAGAAGATCTACCAGATAGAGCTCCGGATAGGATATTTGCAGCAGTTGATCCTGCCTACGGTGGTGGTGATTTTGTAGCTATGCCGATTTGCTATCAGTATGACAATAATTATTATGTTACCGATGCTGTTTACAACGATGGAGATAAAGAAGTCACAATACCAGAAGTTGTTAATCGTATTGCTTGGCATTTACGAAAGTGGGCTCCGAAAACGGCAGAAGTCCACTTTGAGGAAACAAAAACAACCGCGGAATATAGAATACTTTGCGAAAAGGAATGGTCTAAAGTTGCCGCAATGGTTAATGCAACTCATGATCCAGCTCCAAATACCATATCAAAGTTAGATCGAATTAGAAATCATGCGCCGGACATAAGAAAACTGTATTTTATTGATAGAAAACATAGAACCAAAGAATATAATAAATATTTTCAAAATATTATTATGTATAAAACAGAGGGAAAAAATAAACATGATGATGGTGTTGATGCGACTGCACAGCTTTGCGATATGATTTATGGAATCGGGGGCGAATATGCAATTGCAGAACCTGCATTTAATCCATTTAGGAGGTATTGATTAGTGGAAACAAAGGAATACTTGCAACAAATAGGCAGATATGACCGACTTATCAATAATAAGCTAGTGGAGCTTGCACAGTACAGATCTATGGCTTGTAGCGTATCAGCAGTCAAAAATGATGAAAGAGTACAGTCATCACCTAGCTATGACACCATGGACAAGATTGTGTCCAAAATTGAGCAAATGGAAAATGAAATAGATATGCTTGTTGATAGATACATTGACAACAAACGAATAATTATATCTCAGATAGATAGTATGTCCGACGAAATGACTTATCAGATTTTATTTTCGAGATACGTTGAGCAAAAGACTTTTGAAAAAATGGCAATAGAGATGAACTATTGTTACAAGCAAATCATACGAAGACATGGTAAAGCATTACAGGAATTTGAGAAAAAATGGGGAAACACATATAAGTAGTCTTTAAATGTCCTAGAATGTCCCATAAAACATATTATATAATATATCATGAACAAGTTGATTGATGAACACTTTGTTTTTTCTCATACTTTTTCAAACCTCATAAACCCTTTGGAGGCACCAGTAGCTTTACTGGTGCTTTTTTAATGTAAAAGGAGGTACAAACAATGAACGGAATAGATATTAGTGCCTGGCAAGGCGATGAAAATATAGATTTAAGCAAAGTTCCTTTTGATTTTTGCATTGTCAAAGCAACTGAGGGAACAAGCTATAAGAACAGATACTTTACAAGTCACTGTAACAAAGTCCTGAGCAAGAAAAAACTGTTAGGTGCGTATCATTACGCCAACGGCGGTGACGTACAGAAAGAGGCTGACTACTTCCTTGCATATGTCAAGAAGTATATTGGCAAAGCCGTTCTTGTGCTTGACTGGGAGGGGCAGAATAATCCGCAGTTCGGAAGAAGTGACAGAGCGTGGTGCAAAGAGTGGTGTGACCATGTGTACAGAAAAACCAGTGTTAAGCCCCTGATCTATATCCAGAAGAGCGCCATGGACAATGTAAAGGGCCTGGGATACAGGCTGTGGGTGGCTCAGTACCCAGACTATGTTGAGACTGGATACCAGGAGCATCCATGGAACGAGGGAGCTTATAACTGTCTTATCCGTCAGTACACATCTGTCGGAAAGCTCTCAGGTTACAGCGGCAGCCTTGATCTCAACAAGGCATATATCAGCGCTGCAAGCTGGAATAAGCTGGCAGGCAGAAGAGCCGTATCCGTACTTGCAAAGCCGACAGCCGGCAAGAAGAGCATCAATACCATTGCAAAGGAAGTCCTTGTGGGCAAGTGGGGCAACGGTGCTGATCGCAAGAGCAGATTGACAAAGGCTGGATATGATTATGCAAAGGTACAGGCAGCAGTAAACAAGCTCGTCAAGACATCACAGATGACACAGGATAAGATCATCAATGCAGTTGCACATGAGGTCATTGCTGGTCGCTGGGGCAACGGACAGGAACGTATCGATAGGCTTAAGGCAGCAGGATATGATCCTGATAAGATTCAAAAGAGAGTAAATGAACTCATGAAGTAGGAGTTAACATGAACAGATTACATTTGCAAGACCTTGTAAGAGGCCACTATGGTAGAAAAATAGCATATACCAATGTAGACACCATTACACCGGATAATATTGTGAATGTAGTCGGTGAGTGCATAGGAGTATTTAACTGGAATAAGCCAATTATAAAGTATTTATGGAATTATTACAAAGGCGACCAACCAATAAGGTACAGGACTAAAGTAATTCGTGATGATGTAATTAATTACATCGTAGAAAATCATGCTTTTGAGATTGTACAGTTCAAGGTTGGACAGACATACGGGGAGCCGGTTCAATTTATCAGCCGTAAAGATGATGATGCAGTCAATAATGCAGTTGACGATCTAAATGATTACATGGTAGACGCTTGTAAGCAAGATAAGGACATAAAGGCTGGTGAATGGCAATCTGCCACTGGTGCAGCATTTAAAGCTATCCAGTTTAATCCAAACGGTGATGTGCCGTTCAGGATTGTTACACCTTGCCCACTCAATACCTTTATCATATACAACAGTAACACAGAAGAACCGATGGTTGCCGTCACAGAACTTAAGGACAGTGATGGCAAGTGGTATAAGCAGTGTTACACAGCCACACATGAGTGCAAGATATATAACAGTACAGTTGTAGACTGGAAATTACACGCTTACGGAGATATACCGATTGTTGAGTACCCTAATAATCACGAAAGAATAAGTGATATTGAGCTTGTAATAGATATGCTTGATGCAATCAACAATATGCAATCCAACAGAATGGATAGCATAGAACAGTTTGTGCAGTCGTGGATTAAGTTTGTTAATTGTGACGTTGACACGGACAAATTTAAAGCCATGAAAGAAATGGGTGCCTTGGTTGTTAAGTCAACCAACGGCGTCAACAACGCTGATGTAGATGTTATGTCGCAAGAGCTTAATCAATCTCAGACTCAGGTTGCCAAAGACGATTTGTGGGATAACGTTCAGACAATTCTTGCAATTCCAACTAAGCAAGGTAACACAGGTGGAGATACGCAAGGAGCTGTCGAGTTAAGAAACGGCTGGGATTTTAGTAAGACACGAACGAAGTTAAAAGACCCACTTGTTGCTACATCAGAAAAACGGCTTGCCAAGCTTGCACTTAATGCAATCAGACTGTATGCAGAAGACTTAAAACTGACGGTTAGAGATTTTTCAGTGCAGATAAACCATAGTCCTCAGGATAACATGTACACCAAAGCTCAGACTCTGGTTGTTCTGTTGCAGGCTGGAATACATCCGCTTGTCGCAATCAAAACTGTTGGATTGTGGGGAGATGCAGAAAAAACATTTTTGCTGTCCAAGAAATATTTGGATAAGTTATATCTAACTATAGATGACGTAGAGCGGCAAGAACAAAAAGCACAAGAGATAGTAGACAATCTTGGTAACGGAGGTAGTAACAATGGTGACTAGATATACAGTAGTCCAAGACGGACGAGTGTATGAACCAGGTGATACTGATGCCGTAATTGGACACCATGATGGCTCCCTTGTTAGCAATTCAGATGGAAAACATCCTTGTAGAATACAGGGTATTGAGTATCTGATTGGTGGCGGAACAATAGCATCCGATACAATAATGATGTTTAAATCTGATTATTCTAAGGATGTGTATGTTGCTCCTAGGGGAACAAAACATGTTACAGATGAAAGCACTATAAAATCAAGCTACTTGCTTGTCGGAAATATTGCGGCAAGCACAGACGGCAAAGGTTCAGATTATTGGACAGGCGATGTAGAGCAGAATTATGGAGCATGGCTGCCTACAAATCAAGTGGCTAATAGCGGTCAAGGCAATAAAGATATTCTTTATGCAGGTGGCACTAGCACTAGCGGTACTAGAGAATATTACCAGGGCGGTAATCTCAGGCATGGCACGTATGCGGGCTTTTGTTACTTGAATTGCAGAAACAGGCTTGACAGGGCAAACTGGGGTTACTTAAGGTAGCAAGAAAGGTGGTAAGCAATGATAATAAGAGCAGAAGAACCACAGCAAGAAGTTGTTATAAAAATAGATACCAAAGGGATAGCATGGGTGTACTTGTGTCTTAATGAAAGAATTAAGACAGAGGAATATGCAGAACCCGGAAAGCAGTCAAAAACACATACATACTATGAGTATGATGGAACACAGTTTCATGCTCCTGTTGAAAGTCTTAATCTTCAAGATATCAACAACAATCCTCAGAAGTATGACGGCTATGAGCCAGCCAAAATACCGTCTGATATTGAACGTATAGACGCACAAGTAACATATACGGCAATGATGACTAACACACTGCTGACGGAGGAATAGCCTATGTTTGAGAAAATAAAAAAGTGGTATCAAGTCTATCATATATGGAATGCTGAAATGGTTAAGCAAGCCCGTGATAAAGGGCTGATAACAGAAGAGCAATACAACAATATAATCAATGAAAATTAGCAATCACGTTTGTGGTTGCTTTTTTTATACAAAATTTCGCAAGTGCCGTGAGCGTAGAAAACGGCAATGTCAATCGGTGGCGTTGCACCGTATAAAAACGTAGACATACGGAGGTAATCAATGAAAAGAGAAGATTTAGTATCAATGGGTTTGACCGATGAGCAGATCGAAAAAGTCATGGCTGAAAATGGTAAAGACGTTCAATCTGCGAACGCAAAGGCAAATAAGAACAACACAGAACTTGAAAGACTCAAAGCTATCGAAAAAGAGTATGAGGATTTAAAGGGGCAGAGTATGTCTGAGTCAGAAAGAAATGCCAAAGCTCTTGAAGATGCTCAGAAGAAGATAGCAGAGCTTGAAAAGACACAGGCAATTGCAAGTCAGAGAACAAGTGCAGCCGAGAAATTCAAGATTTCCGCTAAACAAGCAAAGCTAGTGGTTAAGGATGATGGTTCCATGGATTATGACGCTCTTGGAAAGATTATCGCAGATAAAGAAACTGCCGCTGCCCAGGCTAAAGAGAAAGAGATAGCCAATGGCTCAACACCGCCGGGTAATGGTGGTACAGGCAGCAATTCAAGTGACAACAAGACGGAAGCGGAAAAAATAGCTGCCGGTCTTATTGAAAATCAAAATACAAAAAATGATATTTTGAAACATTACATTTAAGGAGGGAAATATAGATGCCAAGTATGAATATGCAGTATGAAAAAACAACATACTCAGGTGATGTGCAAATTCTCAAGAGAGAGCCAAACGAGGCCATACCTCTTACTTTGGATTTTGAAGAAGTTACGACAAAGGTGAATGGCAAAAAGATAGTTAAAGCTGGAACTCCGATTGGTAAAGATGGCAAGGCTGATAACACAGCAACAGTGGTTGGCATACTTCGATTTGATGTAACAGAAGACAGGCCACAGGGAGTTCTTCTTAAGAAAGCATATCTTAACACAAAGGTAGCAGAAACACACTCAGGCGTTACATATGACGCAACAGTTAAGGCAGCTCTGCCAATGATCGTATTTGAGTAATTACAGGAGGTAAAAAAATATGCTAGTAAATGAAGTTATTGACAGTAAGTCAATTGCGCTGTCAGCAACAGAAAACGCAAGTAATCAGATTCCATATCTTGGATTACAGTGGTTTCCAGAGAGAAAGAAACAGGGACTTGACCTGCAATGGATAAAAACACATAAGGGACTTCCTGTATCTCTTGCACCATCTAACTTTGATTCAATTCCAACAATCAGAGCTAGAGAGGGACTTTCTAAGGAAAAGACACAGATGGCATTTTTCCGTGAGGGAATGACCATAGGTGAAGCAGAAATGCTTGAAATAGAAAGAGCAAACACTGCTGATGATCCATACCTTGCAAGTGCTCTTAGTGCAGTATATGACGACACAAGCAGACTTGTAAGCGGTGCGGAGGTTGTTCCAGAGAGAATGAGAATGGCTCTTCTTTCAACAGTAAATGGACATCCAGTTATCACTATTAAGAGTGACGGTGTTCAATATTCCTATGATTACGATTCTGACGGATCATACACTACAGATCATTACATCAAGCTTGATGGAACAAGCATGTGGAGCGACACAACCAATTCAAAGCCGCTTACAGATCTTAACACAGCACGTAAAAAGTTAAAGAAGAATGGCAAGATTGCTAAGTATGCACTTATGAATAGTAATACATTCCAGTATCTTCTTGACAATGCACAGATAAGAAACTCAATCCTTGCACAGAACCTTACAGCAACTATTGAGGTTGATGACGATGCTGTTATGTCAGTTGTGCAGAAGAGAGCAAAACTTACTATCGTGCTTTACGATAAGATGTACATTGACGACGAGGGTAATGAACAGTATTTCTATCCAAATAATAAGGTTACACTTCTGCCAGAGGCTAATCTTGGCAATACATGGTTTGGCACTACACCAGAAGAGAGAACTGCAAGACAGCTAGCAGATGTTGATGTAACTCAGTATGGTACAGGAATTACAGTCGCTACAAAGATAGAGTACGGTCCACCAATGAAGATGTCAACATTTGCATCTGAGGTTGTTTTGCCATCTTATGAAAATATGGATAGCACTGCCGTAATTGAAGTTCATCACGAGTAGGAGGGCAACTTATGATATATCCCTATATCGTTGTAAAAGATGGGGTATGGTATGATGCCGGAAATGACGTTCCGGAAACAAGCAAACCAGAAACAGAAAAAACTGATTCTGGTGTTGCTATTCATACCAAGACCGAGATCAACAGAATGTCAACAGACGATCTAAAAGCGCTTGCAATATCAGAGGGTATAGATAACGCCGAAAACATGACAGGCGGCGCATTAAAAGAAGTGCTTATAGCTCATTTTGCTTTATAGGAGGTAGTCATGGAATATACATTGGTAGAGCAAGTCAAAATACGAAAAGGTCAATATGAAGTCGGTGACGATGGCTCTATCAAGTGGACTGATCTACAAGATAATCCAAGAATAGAGCAGCATATTGAGGAAATTAAGCAGGAAATATGCAACAAGCGTAATTACCCATCTGATTACACAGATAAGCAAATAGAAGAAGATATGAAACGATATACTACCAATATAGTCAGTTTGGTTGTATACGACTTATCTCAAGCTGGTGAGGAATACATGGCAAGTTTTGGCGAAAATGGAGTCAGCCGTAGTTGGATTGACAGAAATAAGCTGCTAGCTGATGTATTTCCATTTGTTGAGATATTATAGAAGATTGTGCGTTACCCAACGGTAGCAGAGGGCATACATTATGGTGGTGGTGGGCAGTATGCAAACATAAGAGAAAGGCGGTAGATATATGCCAGTAGCAATAATTATCAGCATCATATCGGTTACTTTCTCTATTTTTTTTGGAATTGTCAGTCTTGTGCTGAATCTCAAAAATAATAGAAGAACTGATAACTCAGACCTAGAGGATAGAGTCCGAGAAAACACCCGCATAAATATGAAGTTAGATGCCATATCTAGCAACACTAAGGACATAAAAGATGAAGTCGTAGAAATGAGAAAAGAACTTAATTCTCACGACAACAGAATTATTAAGGTTGAGGAAAGTGTTAAGTCACTTCATCATCGCGTAGATGAAATGGAAGCACGACTCAACAAAAACAAGGAGGTGTAAAAATGAATGTTATACAGAGTCTTGTAGCCAACATGGCTATTATAATGTCTGTCATAGGCGTACTTACATTTGTTGTGGCGGTAATTACACAAGTAATCAAAGGCGTAGGTATATTTAAGAAGATACCAACCGACATATTGGTGTTTGTGCTGTCCATAGGCATTACCGTTGTGGCTTTTATTGCCTATATGCAGTACATACATATGACAATACTTTGGTATATGATTCTTGCAGCTATCCTAGCCGGATTTGTAGTTGCATTTGTGGCAATGTATGGTTGGGAAAAGTTATCTGAGCTTTGGAAACGATTTGGCAAGGATGTGAAGTAATGTCACTTGAGATTAATAAACAATCTATGAAGTATGCTCCTTACGGCAAAGAGGTGGAGATATACGAAAAAGATGATGACGGCAATATAAAGTATTTCATTACAGAAGAGGGACAAAAAATACCTCTTATAGATCATAAAGAAATATCATATGAAGAGCCTGTATCATTTAGGGCTAATATCTCTTTCTCTGGCGGTGAAGCACAGGCAAAAGAATATGGCTTTGATGTCAACGATTTTGATGCAATCATAGTTACAGATAGAGGAGCATACCCTATTAAAAAAAGTGACATTATATGGCTTGATAGCAAAGTTGAACACACAGAGGATGGCTATATTGATAAAACTTCTGCTGATTTTACAGTTGTAGGAGTTAAGCCAGCTTTGCGGTCAACAAAATATGTCCTCAAGGCGGTGGTCAAGTGAAAAAAACAATAGATGTATCTTTGTCTGTGAGTAGTCTACAGAATGCAATCAAGGAGCTTAGAGCCTATCAAGCAAGGCTTGACCATAAATGCGCCATTATTGCTGAAAGATTGGCTGATGATGGTGTAGAAGTTGCTAGAGTGCAATTGGCGAATTTAGATGCTATCTTTAAAGGTGAGTTGATTGAAAGTATACAATCAGAGTGTATTACAGATACAGAGGGTAGTCACATATGGGCGGTTGTAGCCGGAACAGATCACGCAGCATTTGTTGAGTTTGGAACTGGCGTGATAGGGCAAAAGAAACCATACAAAGGTGAATTACCACCGGGAGTATCTTGGCAATATGCAAGCGGTCAAACAATCCACCAACTCAAAGATGGTCGAATTGGTTGGTTTTACAGGGACGACAATGGCCATTGGTGGTTCACCGAGGGTATGCCATCTAGGCCATATATGTACAATACTGCTCGTGAACTTGAAAGAAAAGTCAAGAACGTTGTGAAAGAGGTGTTTGACAATGGATAATGCATGGGCAATAGAACTTGGCTCGACAATATATAGCATTGTCAAGGCCAAAGCAACAGAACAGTTAAAGGATAAATACCCAACGCTTAACGTTACAGATAAAGGGGAATCAGATCAACCAGCAGTATTTCCAACAGTCTATATTCACGAACTACCTGGAATGGAACTGGGACAAGATTTAGAGGGACAGACAATCAACGCTGTAAGAGAAACAATACAGGTTGATGTGACTTCTAACAAGAATCACAGCGAATGTAGAAAGATTGTGTCCAAAATAACGGACATATATAAACAAATGAGATTTTCGGTCGCCGGAACACCTCAATACAGTGTTAATGGTGGAACCTATATATGTAACATGCGATTCAGCCGTGTGTATGGGGCCGGCGACACAATATTATAGTTAGCAATTAGAGCCATGTGGCTCTTTTTTTATGCACATTTTTAAGGAGGTAAAGACATGGCAGTACCAGGATTAAGTACACTGGGTATTACTTTTGGTTATGGTGTTGAAACAACCGCAGGAGAAAAGCCAACAACATTTACTCAGTTGTCAAGAATCAATGAGCTTGGCGATGCTACAGCAGAACCAGAGGCTATTGACGCATCTGCTCTTGAAGATTTTTACACAAGAAACATATCTGGTAGAACTACTGTATCTGATACATATACAGTAACAGTAAACTGGACACCAGATACACTTGCAGAATGGGAGAAAGTACTTGAAGAGTACAAAAAGTTAGAGGGAACAGGCAAATCTATGTGGTTCGAAACGATCACCCCTGGGTTTACCAAGGCAGAGTTTATTAAGGCTCAGCCACCATCAGTTCTTCCAGTGGCTTCAAAGGGTCAGAATGAACTTTTAACAGTTGAAATCAACCTTATTCTCGAAGATCTTGTTGGCTTTGATACAAAGGTAGCTTTTACACCGGGGGAATAACAAACCGCTCAGATACAGCCGTGCTGAGCGATGACGATACAGAAGATATAAAATCGGCTGATTATACGTATTAAGCAAACAAGGGGCGGTTTTCGGACTGCCCCTTTCCTATTAAGAGTAGGAGGAAAGGAAAATATTATGACAATTACAATGAATAACAGGGAATACAATATTAAGTTTGGTAATAAGGCAGTAGCTAGGGCTGGATTTATCAGCAAGCTGGCAAGGATTGGAGTAATGCAGTCAAGTACAGACGATGGAGTTGGGGCAATAGAGGGAATGGAGCAAATGTATTTGTTAATGCCACAAATTTTACTTGCCGGATTACAGGCTAATCATTCAGATGAGTTTGGTTACAACTTAACTACAGGAAAAGGCCGTGACGAACAGCTTAGTAAGGTTGAGGATATGCTTGACCATTTTGTAGACGAGGAAAATGGAGATTTTCTTAAACTTCAGGAGGATGTCTCAAATGAGATGCTTCACAATGGTTTTTTAAAGAAACTGTTCGAGGAAGAGACAGCAAAAGTGCAGAATCAGGCACAGAAATAATCCTTGAACAGGATAACAAAGACTTTAATTACGAAAATTACTGTAATGAAATACGCCCCCGTTGGTTAATGATGACCAAAGGCTATGGACTTACAGTTGAGGATATTGACAAGTCTTGCCCAGCAGAGCTTGAACCATACGAAAAAGCCTACCATATGGCAGAAAAGGAAAACGATTCTCAAATTTATGCGTGGGTAGGAACGTATATCAGGTCTGCTCTTTGCTTTGCAATAGATCATTGCCTTAACGGCAAGAAAGCAAGTTCAGAGTATCTTAAAGCTCCACTTATGGAAAATGAAGAAGATAGGGTAAATAGACTTAGAAATGAGTTTATTGAAGAACGATTAAAGGCAAAACAAGAATGGGATAGGACACACAATATGATTGACGGCAAGGACTGATGTTTTTGCCGTCTTTTTTATTACAACAAGGCGGTAAAACATGGCAACAGTAGATAATCTTGAAGTTAAGATACATGCAAGTGCGACACAAGCAGTTAATGCAGTAGATAAACTGTCAAATAAGCTCGGCACACTATCTAAGACATTACAAGGAATTGATAGTAATGGTATAGCTAAATTTGCACAAGGCATGAACCAGCTTGCACAGGGCATGAATGCAATGAAAAATGTAAAAATGCCTGATTTTAGCAGAGTTGCCAAGGGTATAAAGCAATTTGAAAACATTAATAGTGGGAAACTTACAGCGGTTGCAAATAGTATAAGCCCACTTGCTTCCAGTATATCAGTACTGGGAAACATGCAGTTCAACAACAAGGGCCTTACGAACTTCATTAATTCCATTACAAGGCTGTCTAATTCAAATATTAATGGCATGAATATAAACGCCATAGGCCAGCTTGGAAATGCAATTGTAGGCTTATCTAACACGTTGCAAGGCGCTCAGAACGTTAGCACAAATGTAATTCAGCTTACCAATGCAGTTGGCAGGCTTGCCAATGCCGGACAAAAAGCAAGCATTGTATCAGCAGCATTGCCACAGTTGTCCGTTACGCTTCGCAATCTGTTTAATACCATGGCACTTGCACCGCAATTATCCACTGGAACAATACAGATGACCACTGCACTTGGCAATCTTGCATCAGTAGGTGCAAAAGCCACACAAACAGCAGGTGGACTAGGGACACTTGCAGCAGAACTTAAGAAGTTTATGCAAGTTATGGCTACAGCACCACAAGTTTCACAAAATGTAATACAAATGACTCATGCACTTGCAAATCTGGCAGCGCAAGGAAGTAGAACGGCAAGTGCAAGCAGAGGCATACAAAACAGTTTTTCCGGTATGGGCAACAGCGCTAAAAGTGCTAGAAAACATATATGGAGCCTTGCATCGGCAGTTGGAAAAATCTATGCAACATTTTGGGCAGCGCAAAGAGTTTTAAGTGGATTCAAAAAAGCCATAGACATTTCCTCTGACCTTACTGAGGTGCAGAATGTCGTTGTTAATACTTTTGGCCAATACACAGACAAATTAGAGCAGTTTTCAAAAACGTCGATAAAGACGTATGGAATGTCAGAATTGTCGGCAAAACAGACAGCTGGTAGATTTCAAGCTATGGGACTCGCAATGGGAGCCCCTGTTAAAGATATGTCTGATATGTCGATACAACTTACTGCACTGTCAGCCGACTTAGCTTCATTCTACAACATTTCACAGGAAGAAAGCTCACGTAAGTTGTGGTCGATATTTACAGGCGAGACGGAGCCTATGCGAGCTTTTGGTATTGACCTCACAAATGCAACCCTCAAAGAGTATGCAATGAAAAAAGGTCTTGACGCCAATATATCCTCTATGTCTCAGCTAGAAAAAACAATGCTGAGATATCAGTATGTCATGGATAACACCAAGAATGTACAGGGGGATTTTGCGCGTACTAGCCAGACATGGGCTAACCAGTTACGCATCTTACAGGAACAAATAAAGGCAGTTGCTGGCGTATGGGGTAATGCATTTGTCAATATGTTAAAACCGCTTGTACAGGCTCTTAATAAGGCTTTATCGGCGGTTTACACTTTTTCCGAAAAGGTAGTAAATGCCCTTGGCGCAATCTTTGGATGGAAACTAGAGATACAAAAGGGTGCTATATCTGATGATTTTGAAGGTGCTGCCGGTGCTGCTGATGATATGGCAAGCGGAACTAAAAAAGCCGCCAAAGCGGCCAAAGATTTAAAAACACATCTTCTTGGAATTGATGAGTTAAATGTTGTTGAACCGGATAAAGACACAGGCACAAACGGTGGTGGTGGTTCTGGTGGAGGCACTGGTGTAAGCGGTGCTGGTGGCAACAATGGACTTAAATACCAAATAAAAGAAACAGAGGGACTTTACAAGTCTAGCATCAAAAACCTTAACCAATTAGGCAAGTATATCAGTGATAGTTTGTCTAAGGCAATGGAATCTATTAAGTGGAATAGGGTATACAAAAAGGCAAAAAATTTTGGCAAAGGACTTGCCGACTTCTTGAATGGCCTCATTACTCCGAGATTGTTCTCTAATCTTGGTTCAACAATTGCCGGCGCAATAAATACAGCACTTACTGCTGGAAATACTTTTGCGATCAATTATGATTGGAAAAACTTGGGTAAATCGCTTATATCTTCAATAACTGGATTTCTCAATACCTGGGATGCTGGGCTTACAGGAGCAACATTGTCTAATTTTGCTATAGGCATATGTAAATATGTTGTTAGTGCTTTTGATACCGCAAATAAGGATAATCTCTGGCAAAAATTAGGGCAAAAAGTTGTTGATTTTATTTGCGGTATAAACTGGGGAAATCTTGTTTGGAATTTAGGCTCACTAATTGCCACTATGGCAAAAGAAATTCCTAAAATACCATTGCAAATTTATGAAGGTGTAGGCCAAGCAATAATTGATAAAGTATTTGGAGAAGGTGCATATAGCAAAATATCCAATTCAAAATTATTCAAGGGCATAAAAAAAGCACTTGAATATATTATTGCACCAATGAATTTAATTGTAGATATAATCAACAAGATCAAATCTGGTGTGGGCAAGTTGTCTCCATATACAGATAAGGTTGTAACAGTATTAAAACCCGCATTAAGCACAGTCTCAAATTTGTTAAGTACGGTTTATTCGGTTATTTCAAAAGTTGCCAATGCAATAGGTGAAAAAATTTCTCCGGCATTAAATTCAATAAAAACTGTGCTTTCACCTATATTGGCTGTTGCATCAGCAATTAGTTCAGTTATTCGGCAATTAATTGGTAACTGGATTGTTAAAAAAATTGCGGATATAAGTGCAAAAGTTCAAATTGCATGGGATATTATTAAGCCTGTTTTAAATTCAATTACCGAGAAATTGAAAACACTTTGGGAATATCTCAAGAAAATTGCGGACAAATTAAGCAGTGTTGCAAAATTCGGAATGAAAACAAGCCCTATAGTTGGATTATCAGGAATTATAAGCAGCAAGTTTAATATTGATACGACCACCAATGGAAAGACTGATAAAGACTATAAAAAACTGAATAAATCAGTTCGCGGTGCGATCTCAATTTTTGGTGGGAAAAACGTTGATTACAATGTAGACACATCAGTAAATGATAATAAGACAGACAACGTAGCGACCATAAGAAATATAGGAAAATTATGGGCCGATACTTGGAGAGGCAAGAGTGCTAAGTACGATGCGCAAACCGCCACAAATGGACAAAATACACCAAGTAGCAGCATCTTATCCGGAATAGTTAATCGGTGGTCATCTGTATGGAAAGGCAAGAGTGCTAAGTATGATGCGCAAACCGCTATAAACGGTCAAAATGCAACTACAGGTGAAAAACTTTCTAGCATATCCAATATTTTCAGTCGGTACTGGAAAGATAAAACAGTTAAGTATAATGCAAATACCGCTGTTAACGGCAAGCCAACAACTAGCGGTAGTGCGGTTAAGTCAATTAACGATACATTGCAAAAGAACTTTACTGGCAAAAGTGTACAGTACAATATTAAGACACAGACAGATGAGGGCCTAAAAAAACTTGGTGAAAATGCCGCAAACAAAATTTTTATGGGTATGTCCCAAAAAGAAATAAAATTCAATGTTAAGCAAGCATCAGACCCACTTAAGCAAGCAATGTCTGGTACATTTAGCTTTATGCCAACATATGCAACTGGCGGTTTCCCGGAGGATGGTTGGTTTAGGGCAAATCAAGGCGAGATTATGGGTAAATTCGACAACGGCAAGTCTGTTGTTGCGAACAATGAACAGATTACCGCCGGCATTGCCAATGGAGTTAGACAAGCAGTTGATGATGCACTTACGCCTTATCTCTCCCAAATTGCTCGGAATACAAGGGAAACAGCAGATAAAGATACATCTATCAATATTGATGGTCGAACCCTTGTCAGCGAAACGGATAGGCGTAGATCACGTAACGGTCATCAATTTACAACAGCATAGAGGTGATAATATGGCACAAGGATTATCAAGTTTTTTAAATGTCAACGGTGTGGACTTTCCATGTCCCGCTGTTGGCTTTACTTATACTATTACAACGACAGTTAATGCCGGCCGTAATGCTAACAATGTAACTATCGGTCAAAGGATTGGCAGAGACTTATACAAGTTGGATAACATGAAGTGGGTCGGCCTTGAACCAAAAATTTGGCAAGCAATGTTAAAAGCGGTTGAACCATTTTATATTCCAGTTACATTTGAAGATTATCGCACAGGTAAACCGATAACAATTATAATGTACCCAGGCGACAGAACAGCAGAACCATTGTTTGCAAGTCCAAAATCGCACATAGTAACTAAATATCGTAACTGTCAGTTCAACCTTATAGATACTGGTAGGTGATGTAATGCAAAATGTAAGCAAAAAATATAAGGAATCTATGAAGTCCCTTAACCGAAACAGAGGTTATATCAAAGCAACAATAGGCCTTGTAAATTCCCGAGCCCAAAACGAAATAAAACTAGACAAACAAACAAAAACAGTAGCATATTCTAATGACATTGCCCCTTTTGATGGCGAAGAAGTAACTAGAATATATGCTACAGCAGAACCTGGCATTGCTGTCCTCGATGGCAATGCTTTTTTCTTGCCTAGAACTGGCACCGATTACTATAACAACGGCATTGTAACTGCTGATATTATGGGAACAGTTACAATGACATTTGCTAATCCACATACTATTAAGGGTTTGACTGTCAATTTTGGAAAATGTTATCCGACTGAATTTGATGTTATTACTAATAATGGTACGAGCCATTATAGAAACGCTGATGAAGTATGGACTACGGAAGATGTTTTTGCAGACATAACATTTATTACAATCGAACCAACTCAAATGCGTTACGGGCAGAATAGATTGAGAATATACTCATTTAAGTGTGGCCTTGCAAAAACATTTACCAACGAAGAGGTAATGGACTACAGTAGCAAAGAATATGTATCTCCAATAACAGAAACCATACCATCAATGGATGTTATGATTAAAGTTGATAATCAAGATCAATATTACGATCCAGACAATCCAGACAGTGCAATACAGTATATGGGAATCGGTCAAGAGGTTAAAGTACAGTTTGGCTATGATGTAGACGGACAGGGCAATATTGAATGGTTGCCGGAGCAAACCACTTACTTATCCGCATGGTCGGCTAATAGTAGAGAAGCGACATTTAATGCTACAGATAGATTTACATTGTTAACCGGGCAATACTATAAAGGTCAGTATTATGCAAATGGGATTAGCTTGTACGATTTGGCACTGCTAGTATTGGCAGATGCAGGAATTACAGACAGTAGTAACTATTTTCTTGATAATTTTCTTAAAAATACTGTAACACACAATCCGTTACCAGTTGCTACGCACGCAGAGTGTTTGCAGATAATTGCCAATGCCGGCAGATGCACTTTGTCCATTGACAGGCAAAATAGGATTCATATACAATCCGCAATTACACCCACAAAAACAATATCATCAAATGGACAATTAGATTTTAGTGATATTGACAGCGTGTTACATGATGATAATGGAGCATTGACAGCTAAACAGTATGCAATGTTAAGGCTGACAGCAAGCAGGTATGATACATATAAATTAACAGCTTATGAGTATGCTACACAAGCAAAATTTAAACTTAAATAGTAGAGAGGTGATTTTTTGGCATCGCAAAATAAAACGGAGAATCTTGGATTATGTCAATTCGGTAATGATGATATTCCAGATTGGCGAACAGATTACACAGGAGACATGGACAAGATAGACAAAAGTATAAAAACAATATCAGATGAAGTTGCAGAAGTAAAAAAATCTGTCAGTGATAGAAATACCAAGATAGCCACAGCTATCACTGAAAAAGGAGTGGCTACAGAACCAACAGACTCGGCAGATGTGATGGCGGAGAATATTGGAAAGATACCGACAGGTACATCGAACTCACAGATATTAAGCACAACAATGATATCTGGTGTGGTGCAGTGCCGAGTGACACATGAGATAGATAATACATTAGATTAAAGGAGGAAGTATATATATGTTGACAAATAATTTTGCTGGTCTTGTTAGCCTGAACTGTCAAATTAGTTCAGACAATTATGATGTATGTAAAACTACAGAAGGCAAATCAGCCAGTGCAGGTTACTCCTGGCTTAAACAGTTGTTTAGCGCACCATTGCCTTTAAAAAATGTGCCTAGCTCATCCGCAACCGGAGTTTATTTGGTATTAGGAACAGGCACAACACCAGCGACAGTGGCAGATATAAAGCTTGAAAATGTGACAGAGGACTATGAAATTGTCACACAAACAAAGGCTATACCACTGAAATTCTCAAGCTCTATGATAAATATTACAAGGGTTATACAAAACACAGGCAATGCGCCACTAACCATATCAGAAGTAGGGTTATATGCGAGTTATGCAAGTGCTTTCACGGGAGCAATGATGTTAGCACGTGAAGTTATCGAGCCGATAACACTGCAACCAGGCGAAAAACATTCATTCACAATGGACTTATGCGTAGAATAGGAGAAGGTGCAGAGCATGAAAACAGCTTACGCAATGTGCAGTACCGGGTTTTCACGACTTGACAGCGGGAACCTTTGTTTTTTACCTAAAAACAAAATATATAAAGAAGTAGGATATGTGAGCAAGGAAATAGCAAACGGCATTGGCGAGTTTTCTGCAAATCCTACAATTACTCTCAATTTAGATATATCTTACAGTTGTTATGGATTTATAATTAATTTTAGAAATTGTAAACCTCTTGAATTTACTATAAAAACTTATGATAATGATACGCTTGTTGATGATGTTGTTATTACCGATGTAGATAGCCTTAACTGGACAGACTACAATCGTTATGGCTTTGCGAACAAAGTTGTTATAGAATTTACAAAAGCTGAACCATACGCAAGAGTATCGGTTGACTATATCGGAATTGGTGATGCAACTGACTATAACTTGTCTAACGATGATATGTATGACACCCCTACTGTCACAATGCAAGATAAGCTAAAATCAATTACTGTCCCAAGACAAGTGTATAAGGTTGGCACAGAAAAAAAAGAACTGTCTTCTGAAAAAGTTACTGTTAATTCAACTAACAACGTCATAAAAGTTGATTTTTCCGTTGCTAGCCACGGTTACACTGCCACTACGGATAAAAGCGGCATAACGGCTACAGTTATAGAAAGTGGGGCATATTACTGTCTGATTAAATTCAATGGCTTAAGTGAAAAAAATATAACACTCACTTATACGGTTAGTGGGTATGAGTACACAGTAACCACCAAAGGAACGGCTCACAGATACAATGCCAACGGCGTAAAAACAGTTAATTGGAGCAATCCACTTGTTGACAGTGCGAAAATGGCAAGTTTACTTGACAATTGGCTGGCAAACTATTATCTAGGTGCAACTGATTATTCAATTAATTGGCGTGGAGACCCTAGCGTAGATGCTGGGGATTTATTCAATATAGTTAAGCCGAATGGTGACAAAATAAAAATCAAAACATATCAAAACGAACTTTCATTCAATGGTGCATGGAGTGGAAAACTTAGTGCCAGAAAGGTGGTGGAATAGTTGTGGAATGAACCAAAAACGGACTGGAAAAGCGGTGACGCAGTTATATGGACTGATTACAACCGAATAAAAAATAACATAGAATATTTAAAGCAAAGAGCCGAAGATTTGTGTGGACCAGTTACAGGTTATCAAAGCATGGGTATTGATAAGTTGTATACAGATTTTTATTACGCAGACGAATTTAACGCATTTGAAAACAACATTGCACAGATTAACAGCGTAGTATATCCACAAGACATAGGCGCCAAACAGACGTTTTATGACAATGGAGCGTTTATTAGCTCAGCAGAGATGAACAGACTGGAAACAGCTTGTCAACTTATTAAGGACGCTTTAGACAGTATTAAGCCTAGACGTATACCATTTAAACTAGGTGCATACAAGGATATAAGGATATAAGGAGAGATTAAAATGGTTTTGAAAACAAATTATAAAGAGGATGTACTTGCTACAGCCAACACAAAACGTAAGTATAATATGATTACTAACGATGACGGAACGGTTAGTTTTGAAGATGTGACGGAATATCAGCAGACAGGCGACAATTTTGGCGCAGGCGATGTCAACCAAATATGTGAAGCTGTCAACTTAGCAAGCTCCACTCTGGATAAACTGAATTCTAATTTTCAAATTGTGGGTCAAGGATATGTCACGTTTGTTTTTCCAGCAGGGGACGACAAGAAGGGACAATATCAAGAAGTAACACAAAACATTCTTGTGCCAGCAGGGACTGATGAATTTATTCCAATTATATCATATCTTGGAATTTCTACTGAATCTTCTGTGCCAGCAATGCAGTTAATAGGGCCAAGTTACGATGCATTTGATGCATCAAAATCGGCGCAAAAAGTTCCGCTAAAATTTGCTGCAAATACAGACGGCTCTCCGTGGACAATACGTGTATTTTGGCTTGCAATTAGAGAAAATATTTTATAAAACAAAGCGGAGATTGTGATTACTCACTTTCTCCGCTTGTATTTGATTCATCCCATTCGTCAAGACTCACATATTCTCCACTTGTCTCTCCATCAATATTGAGATAGACAACATCATATATAAAATTGTCAGTATCATATACTAACATTTCTACAGTAAAATCACTTTTAACCTCAGCTCCAAATGAATTTGTGCTATACACATAACTTTGAACTACAACAAGGTGCCCTTTTCTTTCCATTGCAATATCACTCTGACTAAAAACAGAAGATGGAAAATCTGCTGACTTAGGATTTTTCAAGCAACTTTCAACAGTTTCTTTTGCCATGTCCCAGTAAGATTGAAATTGCAAATCAGATATATCCGTTGCATTAACCTCTTCAGTAGTAGTCTCTGTTTCTTCCTCAGTTTTTTCTTCTGTGGTTGGTGTCTCAGTTGTCTCTTCGGTCGTAGGTTTTTCAGTTACCTCTGTTTCTGTAGTGTTATAGGCGACTTCTTCATGTTCCACCTTTGGCTGCCTTGCACAACCTATTCCAAGTAATATTCCGCCAACAATCATAGAACCAAAGATGCCTATTATACATGGCATGGCTTTTTTATTTTTACATAATAATATTATAGTCAATGCTACGCATATACTTGTCCCTAAAAACATTATTATTGCTCCAAACGCAATTAAAAAGTTACTCATTCGTATTCACCTCTCCCATGTAGTATATAATACAGTCATAGTACCATGTATTTCCCCAAATTACCATATATTATGACAAAAAATTAGACTTCTATTTTAAGTTTTATAAGAGTATAATAGTAATATCATATAAAGGGAGGACAAAATGGAAGAGAAAAAGAAAGAGATTACAGACGCTATACAAAAGATAACTGATGAGCGAATAATCGATATACTTCACTCTTACATCAAAAACCTTATTAAATAAAACAACCCCAAGGATTTTCTCCTTGGGGCGTTTTTTATTTCTTGGCGATTGAATCAATTAATTTTTCAAGATTGTTCCATCCATCATCGTCAAGATTGGCAAGAGCGACTATAAGTCTTTTTTTAAATAAATCATCATCGGCCTTTGTTATTTCGGCAAGCAATTCACCCAATTGTTCTTCTTTAGTCTTTTGGACAAATACCTCACCAGCTCCATTTCTTAACCAAACTTCATTTACATCAAATTCTCGGCATATATCAGACACGGTTCTATCCGATGGAAATTTAGAACCTGTTTCAATTTGTGCAATAAAGTTTCTGGATAATCCAATTCTTGCAGAAAAATCATCTTGTGTAAGTCCAAGCGTTTTTCTTAATTGTTTAATTCTTTCATTCAAAACTCTTACCTCCTTTCTGAATATAGTATATCAAAAAAATGTCCCTCAGTCAACAAAAATGTATTGACAAAATGTTTCTAAGGGACTATACTGTGTTTACAAGGTCAACAAAAAGGAGGTGTAAATATATGAGTGAAAAGGAAAAACAGATAGTCGAGAAACTCAAGGAGGTATTGCCTAATATGTCCGATTTTGATAAAGGCTATCTTCTCGGCAAAGCTGAAACTATGGCTGATGCAGCGGATAATAAACCTAAGAATGATGAATAGGTTTTAAGAAAGGAGAACAATGAACGAGTTACAGATATTCGACAATGAAGATTTTGCAAAAATAAAAGAAATCGAAAACAGCAACAAAGGTAAATACACCGGTTTCTTTTATGTGCTGGAATATGGTGATTTCGTAAAAATCGGAAGTACGAAGAATCCGTATCAAAGATTGATGGCATTAAAAAGGAATGCTGTAAATTATGGCAACCTAAAAATTGGAAGGCTTGCTATAAGTATTCCACATACAAATTATGTCGAAAACGAAAAACATTTGCATGAGTATTTTAAAGATAAAAGAAAACGAGGAAGTGAGTTGTTTGATTGCGCACTTGAAGAAATAATACCTGATATTTTAACTGTTGCTGAATATAGGGATGATTCAGAGAAAATTAATGCAAAAGCAGATATGTTCTTCCAAGGCATGAAGAGATTTGTCATGGGGGGTGCAAATTTATGAATGATTTACAAATGTTTAGCAACAAGGAATTTGGAAATATCAGAGCAGTAATTATAAACGATTTTCCGTGGTTTGTAGGTAAAGATGTTTGTGAATCATTTGGAGATACAAATTACAGAAGAAGTCTTTCCAATGTGGATGACGTTGATAAGAGCATAGCGTTGATAGAAACCTTGGGTGGAAAACAAAATATGACAATTATCAACGAAAGTGGCTTATACTCTCTGCTTTTCCAAATGCAACCACAGAAAGCAAGGGGTGTGTCACAAAATGACTCCCTTATAAACGAAAGAGTTGAAAAGCTACATAGGTTCAAACATTGGGTAACTGGTGAGGTGCTGCCGTCAATCCGCAAAACAGGCGGTTACAATAAGCCACTTACAACGCAGGAACAGATTCAGTTACTTGCCCAGGGCAACACTGAGCTGTCAGAGAGGGTAGATAAGGTTGAGGACAAGATAGGTAGTCTTGAAAACGATATGCCTTTATACGGCTGCGAGATAGACGAAGTGCAGAAACTTGTCAAGCGCAAGGTGGTATCAATCTTAGGTGGTAAAGATAGCGAGGCATATGCCGACAGGAGCATAAGGAGCCAGACATTTAAAGATATATATTGCCAGCTTAAGAGAGAGTTTGGTTGCGTAGCCACATATAAGAGTATCAAGCGCAGGTACATAGATGATGTTCAGAACTTTATCAGTAGCTATTCAGCACCCACGGCACTTGCCGAACAGATAAACAATGCTAATTCTCAGATGAATATGGGTCAGTATTGTGATGCCAGGAGGTGATTGCGTGGGAAGAAATTTAGACACGATTATAATTCGTGTCTTGTGCACACTGATGGCCATTATGTTTTATATAGCCATCATATGCGTACCTATAGGGTTGGAACTATTTAACATTTCTTTACCCATTTGGGTAAAGATATTAATTATTTTGGCATTTGCAGGACTGGTTCTTACAATGCTGGCAGTTGAACAAAAGATGGAAACTATAGAGGAGGAAAGGAATGAGAGAAAAAAATATTAGCGATTGGCCAAACAATAATGCGGTGATCGCTGGATGTGTTGTTGATACACCTATATATGAGTTCTCAGTAGGTAATAAGTCGTATTATCGCGTGATTATAAGTGCAAGGCGACTGAGTGGAACAGAGGATTTAGTGCCTTGTTATATTGAAGATAGTAAGGTCTCATATATCAGCAAATTTGATTATGTAGAGGTAGTCGGGCATATCCGCACTAAGCATGTTGTCGATTCAACAGGTGTAAATCACACAAAAGTATATATAGAGGTACATGAGGTCAATCCTTATACATGTGATAAAAACAGAATTGATTTTATCGCCCATAAATATGCTGATATAGAAATTAGGTTAACACCTAGGGGTTACAGGGCTAGCGATACTAGAGTAATCAATAATCTCCCTAATAGAATTGGAAATCTAATTCCAATCCTCTTGTGGGGCAAGAGCGCTGACCGATTCGCAGATGTACCACTTAATTCTATGGTTGGCATAACCGGCAGATTTCAGTCAAGGGAATACAACAAATTTTATGAGGATGGCACCGAAGAGAAAAAGACAGCTTATGAGATATCTGTCTCAAGATTCAAAGTGCTTGAAGAAAGGAAGGAGAGCAAAGAAGATGGACATTAAATGTGAAGGAACATGTAATAACAGCGGTGCAGACAGTGTGACTATTCCTCGTGATAGATATGAGGAATTAATAGACATGGAGACGAGAGCCGATGTGCTCATAAGTGTAGCAAGAAGAGAAAAGTTTATAGATCTGGACGTGGTACTTATTATACTTGGTGAATTGCCACTGGAGGTAGATAAAAAATGAAAATCAGTTTGAAAAAGTTAATTTTAGAGAACTTCATGTGTTATGCACATAAGGAAGTTGTTTTCGGGAATAACACTAAGATTGCTGCTTCCAACGGCAAAGGGAAATCCTCAATAACTAACGCTTATATGTGGCTGTTGTTCAACTGTGATTATCAGCTCGCCGATAATCCACCTATTCGCCGTATGGTTGGTGGCAAAACTGTAGATGACACGGATGTGTCAGTTACGGCCGTGTTTGACGTTGATGGCAAGGAAGTCGTCATGCGTAAGTCTCAGAAGAGGAAATATAGCAAAGATGGCAGCAGTTACAAGGATGATAATTCTTATTCAATCAACGATGTGCCTAAGACATTAAGAGATTTTAATGCATATCTTGACGTTGATATGTCTATTCTCAAGATGTGTAGTAACATCAATGCATTTTTGTCGAAGAAACCAACAGAAATGAGAGAATTTCTGTTTGGATTAGTAGATGGCGTATCAGATGTTGATGTCGCAAAAAGCAAAGTTGAACTTACTGAACTTGTTCCACTCCTTGAGAAGTATACGGCAGACGAGCTTTCAGCAATGAATAAAGCCACAAAGTCCAAAGTTGCAAAGGAACTACCAGTTCTTGACGGACAGATAGCAGAAAAGGAAAGAGATATACAGATCAAACAGTCAATAGATATATCCGCCTTGGAATTGCAGAAAAATGCAATTAAAGAAAAACTGAACAAGGTCACAGAAGATCAGATGGACATGGATAAGGTAGCTGCTGAACATGATGAGATCGCAGACAAAATTTTAAAATTAAAGTTTGAAATATCTGCGATGCAGAACAAAGCAAATGAGAATCTTGATTGCAAGAGAGCAGCACTTAGAAGTGCGATAGATGATTGCAAGACTACTCAGATGAATGTAATTCAGGGGATTTCTGATAACGACTGGGATATTGACCAGTCAACAAGAACTTTGAGTATTTGGAAATCAAAGAAAGAAAAACTAGTGGCTGAATGGAAATCCGTTAATGCTGAGAAATTTAACGAACTTGCTACCATATGTCCGACTTGCCATAGAGAATTTCCGGCAGAAGATATCGAAAGACTTAAGAGTGATTTTGCACAGAATCAAGCCGAGCGACTGGCAGCAGTTGAGGCTGATGGCAAGGCCGTAGCTCAGAAGATCAAGGAGATTGAGGAGCATATAGAAAAACTTAAAAAATGCAATGAGTTCAATCGAAAGACTGTTGCTGATACAGGAACAAAGCTTACCAAGCTTGAAGAAGAATATAACGCACTTCCATTATGCGTTGACATATCAGGTGATGATGAGTATATCGGCGTGATGGCGCAAATAGAGGCGTTTGAAATTAACATGGCTGGTATGGAGACAACGGCCACAAGGACAAGATTAAAATCCGAAGAGACCGCACTCAGGCAGGAGTTAGCTGAGTGCGAAGCCAAGATCGCTAAGTCTGATACAGAAGCTGACGAAACAAGGCTTGAGGAGTTGTTGGCTAATAAGCGCAATCTTGGACAGTCTCAAACGGATGCTCAGAAGATTCTTGATTTGTTAGATGATCTTGATAAGGCTAAAAATGAAGTTCTCACAAGTGAAATAAACAAACATTTTAATTTGGTAAAGTGGCAGCTATTTGAATTTGCTAAAAATGGTGGATATAAGTCAACATGTATTCCTACCATAGACGGCAAGAGCATTCTTACCACGATGAGTAACAAGGGAAATAGGATTATTGGTAGGATTGATATTTGCAACAGTATTCAACAGATTAGTAATGTTGCTTGTCCTATATGGCTTGACGATGCAGAGAGTCTTGATTCTGCCAATCAGCAGAATGCTATAGATATGGTGGATAGTCAGATAATAATGCTGGCGGTAAACGACAATAAAGAATTGGAGGTAATGTGATGAGTAAGGCATTAGAAGTAGCAAGAGAACTTGTAAGACAGCTTGAAGAAGCGGAAAAGAAGAACAAGGTGGAATTATCAACCTTAGCACCTGGAGATGTGTTTGAGATTGGAAAAAATGACTTTATTGTGCTTGAACAGATGAGTTTCGAAAGCAAGGTTATTTCCAAGGATTTTATGGCCGAAAACATAGTTTATGATGAGGATTCAAGAGATTACAACAAGTCCAACCTTAAGAAAGTGATTGAGGATGAGATTCAGCCGATAATTGAGTCGGAGGTTGGAGAAAACAATCTTGTTGAACATACTGTTGAGTTAACATCAGTTGATATGCAGCATGAATTTGATGATTGTAAATGCAAGGTAAGGCCTATCACTTTTGATGAGGCTAGGAAATACAATAACTTACTTTCTAGCAAAGAGTTAGACGATTGGTGGTGGACATGTACTCCTTGGAGCACTGCCGAAAGGGGATGGACGCGCAGCATAGCCGTTGTTTCGTCCGCTGGCAATGTCGGCAACGGCATCTGTAACTGCAGCAACGGTGTTCGCCCGGTTTGTATCTTAAAATCTAATATCTTTGTATCAAAGAAAGGAGAGTAATTATGGCAACATTAACAATGAGAGTATTACAGGAACAGATTAATGATCTCAGAAATGAGATTGCAATGCTAAAAGCGACATCAAAAACGGCTAACTTTTTGGAGGGACTTGGCATCGGAGATACATTTGAACTTGCAGATACAACGTGGAAGATTCTTGATATCACAAGTGCTGGATATATTTGTCTGGCTGATAGCATTGAGGATATGAAGTTTGATTCAAATTCAAACAATTGGGAAAACAGTGATCTTCGGGACTATCTTAATGAGGGGTTTCTTGAGAAGATTGCCGCAGAAATAGGATTGGAAAATATAATTTCGTTTGAGAGAAATCTTTTATCTCTTGACGGTCAGACAGAATATGGCAAGTGTGAGGATAAGGTCTCTCTTCTTACTGTTGACGAATACAGAAAGTATAGAAACCTCATACCAAACACCAAAGATTATTGGTGGTGGCTTGTCAGCCCTTGGAGTACACCATGCAACGATTACAAAAGAGCCGTAGCCGTTGTTTCGTCCGCTGGCTATTTCAATTACAACGACTGTAACGACGGCCTCGGTGTTCGCCCGGTTTGTATCTTTTCATCTTCAATCTTTGAATCAGGAGATTAAATGATATGGCAGAGAAAGAGTTTGGAGTGATTTCACAGGCAAAGAATTTGGCTGAACACACATTCCGTATAACTTCAAATTGTAATAGATACCCAAAGAAATACAGATTTTCGCTTGTTGACAAAATGCAGAATAAGGCATTGGAAATATATGAATATTTGTATGAAGCAAATAGGACGAATTGGGAAACTTGCCTTGAAGAGAGATCAGAACTGCAAACAAAAGCTATAACGCATTGCGACGAACTTTTATTTTACATTGAATTATCAATGAAGTTGAACATTATCAATGTAAAAAGCATGGAGTATTGGTCAAAAATGGTTACTGATGTTAAGCATATGACAATTGCTTGGAGAACAGGCGACAAGGAAAGATTGGCAAGTAATGATAGTAAATAAAAATATAGGTTACACACTGTATAAACCGTTGTTTCGTCCGCTGGCAATATCAACAACAACAACTGTAACAACAACAACGGTGTTCGCCCATTCTGTATCACACAGACAGTAAGAGTAGGTATTAAGCCGAAATCAGATAAAGATACAAAAAGGTGTGTGACCTTTCCCAAAAGGATAAATACAAAGGAATTTTTACTATGGATAAAGATGTTATATGTGATTATGGAAACCTGTATAAAGCATATAAAAAAGCTAAAAGTGGTAAAAAACATAATTCAAGCACTGCAAAATTTGAAGCAATGAGTCTTGAAGGACTTCATATGTTGAAAGAACAACTTGAAAATCAGACATATCGGATGAATCCGTATAACGAGTTTAAGGTCTACGAACCTAAAGAAAGAGTGATTAAGTCATGTTCGTTCAAAGATAAGGTAGTTCAGCATTGCTTATGTGACAATATTTTGCTCCCAAGGTTAAAGTATGAATTTATAAAAACAAACTACGCAGGGCAACTCGGCAAAGGAACCCACTTTGGCATGGATTGTTTGAAAGAACACATGCTTGAATTTTATAATCAACACGGTCTTGACGGTTGGATTTTGAAATGTGATATTACAAAATTTTTCTATCAGATAGATCATGAAGTGTTGAAAGATATAGTTGATTACTATTTTGATGACGAATACACGAAATGGTTGAATCATCTATACATTGACAGCACTGCTGGTTTAGGACTGCCACTTGGCAATCAAGTAGCGCAAGTATATGCGTTGCTTATGCTAAATGGGTTAGATCATTTTATAACCGGTGAGCTAGGAGTTGAATTGTATGGTAGATACATGGATGATTTTTATCTGATTGCACCAAGCAAAGAATACTTGAAACATTGTCTGGATTGCATAAATCAATTTGTAGCGAGCCTGGGATTATCACTTAATGGTAAGACACAGATAGTCCCGTTTAAAAATGGAATTTTATTTACAGGTTTCCATCACTATGTAACGAAAGATGGAAAGTATATACGGAAATTAAATAGCACAAGTAAACGTAAAATCTATAAGAAAATAAAAACCTGGGCAGAACTTGTTAATAACGGCAAGATGACAGAGAAAAAGTTCTATGAAAAATATGGTGCTTTGAAGAATCATATGCTACATGGTAACTGTGTGAAATTGTGCCATTCAATGGATGTATATGTAGAACAATTATTAAGTAAATCAAATAAAATAAGGAGAAATAAATATGGTTAAGTGCAACAAAGGGTTTGTTGAAATCAATGGTTCCAAGAATGAAGTTACAGCCGAGACAGCAGTATTACTTAAATCTTTACGTGAACATATAAGTGAGGATGAGTTTGAAGAGGTTATTAAAAACTCAAAAAAGACTGATGATGAGATTGAGGCAGAAGCCAGGGAAGTCAAGAAAAAAATTATTGCAGAAATTTTAAAAGAAGTACTACATGAGGAGGATAAATAAATGAAAGATAGTACGACAATTGCAGAAAAAAAAGCATTTACTACTTCATTAAGTGAATGGAGCAATGCAATAACAGGGCTTATTATTGATGATTACAAAACTGTTGGCATGGATATGGACGATTATGCCAAAGAGTGCGCCATGGAAGCCATGACAAGCATATTCAACCTTGTCAAGAACGACCCTAAGATTAACATGGGCAACCTTGATACAAGCAATTTGAGAGGAATTGTGAAGCGATGTGCAAGTCTCAAATTAAATGCAAGCGCATATCCAAGGGAGTGTTACTTCCAGCTACGAAATGTAAAGGTAGGAACTGATCCACAGACAGGCAAGGATATATGGCAGAAACAGGTTGAGATGGGAATCGAGGGTAGTGGTTACGACTCCTTACTTGCCAACTATGGAAAAGACGTTGAGCAGGTCTATCCGTACTGGGTAATCAAAGAGGGCGATGAATATATTCCGCCAAAGCATAAAGGGTTGTCGATTACAGAGCCTGAATGGGTAGAAAAGGGACTATCAAGTAAAGCAGTAAGAGTCGTATATCCTGTCAAACTGTTGGACGGAACAGTGACATACCTTTCTGCAGACAGGGATAGTGTTAAGGTTAATTTGCTTGCACATGTTAAGCAAAATATGATGAATAGCACATTTGGGATTTGTGCCGACAGATATAAGGCTACAGAAAAACAAAAGTCAGAGATTAAGGCAAAAAAAGATGAAGTGCTTAATGCCTTAAGAACTTGTAAAACCGTAGATGAAATGTTGGAATGCGAGCTTGCGAGACCGTTTATCAGTGGCGCTTGGCTTGATACGCCGGAAAGCATGATTCAAAGAAAAATGTGCAACAATGCAATAAGAAAGTATCCAAAGAATTATGATCCGATGGCAAGGCAGGCACAGATTGAAATGGACGAGGTATATCAAGTTGCGCAAGCTGAGATTGCTGAGAATGCCAATTCACAGGAATTTGCTGAGGACGAAGAAGTACCAGAGTTTGCAAAGTAAGAAAGGAGTTTTTTATGAAGGCAAAGTGTGAAATATATTTGGATAAAATGCCTGGCAGCTGCCGGGAGTGCAAGGCATGGTATATTGGACCATGTTCTCTAGATTTTAAATGTAAACTTATGGAATTAAAACAGATCAAATGCGCAGATGTGTCTTTTGAATTTAGAGATGGCAAAAGACATGAAAAATGTCCATTAGAAAAAATCGAGGTATAGGAATGAATCTTAAATGTATATCCAGTGGTAGCGTTGGCAACTGCTATTTACTCACAAATGCAAGTAATCAAACGCTTATCCTTGATTGTGGAGTATCAATTAAAGATATACAGAGAGGTCTTGATTACAACATTAAAGATGTCACTGGCACCATTGTAAGTCATGCTCATGGAGACCACATCAGGGCAGCAGTTGATTTGGGAAAACTGGGTATACCAGTGTGGAAACCGTTTGAATCTGTTAGTAAGGCTGTAAAAATGGGAGGGTTTACAATTCGTTGTTTTTCTCTCCCACACAATGGCACTCCCAATTACGGTTTTTTGATCAAGGTTGATGAGCAAAAAATATTGTACATGACGGATTTTGAGTATTGCCCGGTTTCATTTAAAAAGCAAAATATCGACCATATGCTAATTGAGTGTAATTACATCAAAGATATGGTCGATACTGATGCTCCGAATTACACTCATAAGATACTTGGCCACTGTGAATTAGCTACTTGTAAGGAATTTGTTAAGGTGAATGCTACAGATAACCTACAAAACGTCATATTGTGCCATTTGGGTATTGATACAAGCAATGCCGGCAGAATGGTTGCTGAGATACGTAAAGTGGCTAAAAACGCAAATGTGGACGTTGCAAGAGCCGGAGCCGAATGGCAGTTGAGAGCAAAGGATGAATGTCCATTTTAAGCAGAAAGGAGTACAAAAGATATGGCGAAAGCAAATGAAAAAGTACATGAATATAGAATGTCCGGTGCAGCTTGGTTGTTAGAGATTATTAAGCGTGAGGGCATAGAGAAAGCAGAAAAGGAACTGGCCAAACGTAGAGCATGTTTTGTTCCACTTGAAATTCCGACGTCAAAGATGCGTGAATTTGAGCAGAAAGTTAAATGGAACACGATAGATACAGTGGTCTTATTATCATGTGCAACATTGCACGATGAATTTGGATTTGGTCATGATAGATTATGTAGGTTTATTGAGCGCTTTGTGCTTAAAACTTCTTGCCTTGCTGACGAAGATGTGAAGTGGCAGGACTATATAGATACATTACAGAAAGAGGTTGGAATAACCTTTACAATTAGAGAGAATGGAGAGAAATAATATGAACAAAGTAATTTTGATGGGTAGGCTTACCCGTGATCCGGAAATCAGATATTCACAGAATGGCGATCAGATGTGTATAGCTAGATATACACTGGCTGTAGATCGTAAATTTAAGAAACAGGGCGATGAGTGGACAGCGGATTTTATCAACTGCATTGCATTTGGCAAGAGCGCTGAGTTTACAGAGAAGTACCTTAAACAGGGCACTAAGATTGCCATAACTGGTAGAATCCAGACCGGTAGCTATACAAACAAGGATGGCAATAAAGTCTATACGACTGATGTTGTTGTTGAGGAACAGGAATTTTGCGAGAGTAAGAATGCGAATAACAGCAATAGTCAGCAGTCCAATACAGCAAATGCGAGCAATCAGCCAAGTTCTGGAAACGACTTTATGAGCATACCAGAGGGCATAGAGGATGATTTACCATTTAAGTAGGAGTGAAAGCGGATGAGCACAAGAAAAGGAATGAATCTAAAGCAGGTGAAGAATCAACTTGAATTACTTGAAGGTATACTTGAACAGGATGCTACATCGAGATGTAAGAACATATCAAGCAGGTATGCATTAAGAATCGCTCAAGCGTGCGTTAATAAGCAGATAGGACAGAAACCGCTGGTTGTAGAAGAGTATAATGGCGAATGGGTTCCAATACGGTATTCTTGCCAGCAATGTGGGGGCAATTTGTGTAATGAGCTTGTGTATTACTGTCCGAACTGTGGGCAGAAGATTGATTGGTCGGAGGTGGAGAACAATGGAAAAATTAACAAACAGCGATAAAGAGATACCGACATTAGTTGATAATGCCGAATATTGGCTACAGATGTACTTTAAATTAAAAGATTATGAGAACTTAGAGGAGCAGGGCAGGCTTATCAAGTTGCCTTGCAAAGATGTGTATTTCATTGTTGATATAAACAATCCTAGGTATGCAGCGGTTATGAAAAGACCTATAAGGGAGCTTGCAATATATGAAATTGAAAGTATCGACAAAGAAAACTGCAAGTATTTTTCCACAGAAGAAAAAGCTGAGGCAAAACTGAAAGAATTGAGAGGGGTGTAGAATGACAATTAGTGAATTTTTCAAAGAAAAAGAACGAGATGAGATTGCTGATCTTATCTATGCAGAAATAACAGAGGAATGAGGAATAACATGAGAGTTGAAATAGAAATTCCAAAAGAATTTGAATGCGATTTTAACAAAGACAGATTTAAAGAAACATTCTATAGATTGAGTGTAGACGCTCATTTAATGGCTGGAAATTACGAGAAAGAAACGCTTAAAATGTTATTAAAGGCGTTTGAAAATGCAAATGTTTGGGCTGATGAAGATTGAGACTAATTGTTACAGATAAGCTTAAAAGTGAAGAGAGGTGGAAAGAACGAGTAAACTAAATTACAAAAAAATATATGCTATAGAAAAGTCCAACCGTGAAAAACTTTTGAAAGTTAATCCAAACCTTGATGACAAGAGTGGTATATACTTTCTAACCCGGACGGATGAGGATGGCATATCTTACTTTTACATAGGCCAAGCTGTGAAAATCTTGCAGCGGATGTGTAGCCATCTTACTGGGTATCAGCACATAGACCTATCGTTGAAGAAACGAGGGTTTTACAGTGCGGATAACCCCTATGGATGGCAGATCAATTTTATTCATTACCCCAAAGATGAACTAGATCAGATGGAGCAGTATTGGATATTGCAATACACGAAGAAAGGCTACCAGTGCCGTTACAACAAGACAGCTGGTGGTCAGGGTGAGGGCAAAGAGAAGATAAATGAATTTAAGGCTTCTAAAACTTATAGAGATGGGTTAAAACAGGGCTATAAAAATGCTTCAAGAGAAGTCTCTCATTTGTTCGAATTGCACCTTGATTACAAAACTAAGTCGGATATGCCGAGCAAAAACCAACAAAAGGCAATTGACAAATTCGACAAATTTCTTAATTTCTACAAAGGCGGTGATACTAATGAATGAAACTTGGAAAGATATTGAAAACTATGAAGGGTACTATCAGATTTCAAATTTCGGAAGGGTTAGAAGTGTTGACAGGTATATTTATAACACAAGCAATTTTGGAAACAATAAGGTTTCATTCTACAAAGGGAAAATTATGAAACCGTCAAAAAGGAAAAAAGGATATTTGGGCATATGCTTAACAAAACAAAATAAACAGCAAAGTTTTTTAATCCACAGACTTGTAGCAAAGGCATTTATTCAGAACCCGAACAATCTGCCACAGGTTAATCACATTGACGAAGATAAGACAAATAATTGCGTATAGAATCTTGAATGGTGTAACAACAAATATAACGTAAATTATGGGAATTGTTTATCCAATATGTCAAAGACAAGAACAAATAATACGCATAATCAAAAGCCTGTAAGATGCAAAGAGACTGGAATTATATATGCTAATAGCAATGACGCACAAAGGAACACAAATGTATATGCTAGAAATATAAGGGCAAATTGCTGTGGCACATATAAAAGTGCAGGGAAATTGCACTGGGAATGGGTATCACAGAGACAGTATGAGAAGTTTATGGATTTGTTGAAAGTGGGTGATTCAGAGTGAGTGGTGGAAGTTGGAACTATTTATATTCAAAAGAGATTGACGACCTTATGCAGTACAGCAACATTGAAACATTAGAAGAAATGGCTGATTATCTCAACCAAAACAGATATGAAGATGTGGCAAAAGATACAAGGCGGTTAGTTGAATATATTAAATCAGCCAAAATAAGAGTGGAAACGCTCTTTGAAATGTTAAGCCCTGTTTTCAAAGCTGTTGAATGGTATTGTAGTGCAGATTGGGGCAAAGATAGAGTTGACAAGGCAATAGAAGAATATAGGAATGGAAAGAGTGAATCAGAATGAAGATTTTAAGCAAGAAGAAATACAATAAACTCATTGAAGATTTTGAGAAATTGCAGGAAAAGGTTGAGGAACTCAAAAGGATAAATGAGAGTATCGGGAAAAAACTGGAAGATAAAAAGACAAGTTGCAAGCTGAATAATGGTAAGGATTTCTGCTTTAAATGCGAAAATTCTTACAGATACAAGACATATTGGGGAGTGACAGAAATCGAAAAATGCGGTTGCTTGCTTGATGTACCTTGTGAGAGCTTTTGTAAAAAGAAGGTGGATGATAGATAATGAGCAATGATAAGAAAGATGAGCGGTGCGAATGGCATGTTATTCATACGCCCTGCGGATTTCCGCTTTATGCCACAGAGTGTGGGAAAACGAGGCTTAGCTGTGCTACAGGTATTGATATTTACTGCAATGCTTGTGGCAAGAAAATCAAGATTGTTGATGACAAGAAAGCAGGTGATTCAGAATAATGAATAAGTATGGTCAATTTGACATATTTGACTATGTTTCAGAACCAGTTACCATAACAAAGCCTATTCGGTTGATAGAACTATTTGCTGGCTACGGAAGTCAGGCAATGGCACTTAAAAGAATAGGTGCAAAATTTGAGCATTACAGAGTTGTGGAGTTTGATAAGTACGCTATTGCAAGCTATAACGCAGTACATGGTACAGATTTTCCAACAATGGATATAACTAAGGTTCATGCAGAAGATTTGAATATTTGCGACACAGAAACCTTTACTTACTTACTTACTTACTCATTCCCTTGTACGGATTTATCAGTTGCTGGAAAGCAAGCAGGAATGAGCAAAGGTAGCGGAACAAGATCTGGGCTGCTATGGGAAGTAGAACGTATTTTTTCGGAAATTAAAGATTCCGGCGGAGAATTACCACAGATTCTATTCATGGAAAATGTTCCGCAGGTTCATGGGAAAAAGAACATGGCGGACTTCCAGAAGTGGATACAGTTCCTTGAAAGCCTTGGATATACGAATTTCTGGAAGGATCTGAACGCAAAAGATTACGGGGTAGCGCAGAACCGAAACAGATGCTTTATGTTTTCGTTTCTTGGAAACTACACATATAGATTTCCAGATCCCATTCCGCTTACGAAGAAGCTGAAAGACTATTTGGAAGATGAAGTGGACGAGAAATATTACATCAATAATGAAAAAGCAGAAAAGCTCATAAAACAGCTTATTGACAACGGTACATTACCACAACACAATTTTGACAGACAGACAGACAGACAGACTTGCGTTGACGGAACAATTAATAAGCCGCAACGAAGAGAAGTTGCAAACTGCATCAAAGCAAGATATGACGCAGGAATCTCAAACTTGCGGTCAGAGGGAAACTGTGTTATTGAAAGCGGTTGATTTGTCAATTAACAATCCAAAAGAAAAGATTATTGCTAATTGCATTTTGTCTCATATTTCAAAAGATGGAAATGCAATAGGAAAATATGCATCATTAAATACAGGAGTGGTTGAATGCAAGAAGTTAAAGATATAGGTTCACTTGAAGGCAAATTTGAAAGCACTAATAGAATTTATGATGTGGGGGTGCAGTCCAACATTGAGTACAATGCAAGGTGGTAATCAAGAGCTGAAAATTCTTGAAGCAAAGCAGTTAGGATTTATGGATAATGGCACAGGTAAACACCAATCAAACACAGTATATGATGAAAATGCACTTTGCCCCAACATTACAACAGTTGAGGGTGGCGGTACACAACAGATTAAAGTGTGTGAAAGTCAGATAGTTGCTATGCGTGGCAGAAATCCTGATAATCCGTCAGATAGAACTAATGGAAGTCCAACAGAGCAGAGATTAGAGGTGAATATGCAAGGTACAAGTAATTGCTTGACGAGTGTGCAGAAAGATAATTTATTACTTGAAAAACCTTTGTTGCTAGGCGGCATCGGAAAAGAAAACGAGTTTGGCTCACAGTACAGGCAGGGAAACAGAGTGTATAGTTCCGATGCTTGCGCTATGGCATTAAATTCTCAACCGGTTGGAAATGCTGGTGGAAATTCATATTTATACAATGTTGGCTATCGTATCAAAAAGCTGACACCGAGAGAGTGTGGACGGCTGATGGGTGTACCTGATGAAGATATTGACAAAATGGCAGCAGTCAACAGCAATACGCAGTTGTATAAACAATTCGGAAACAGCATAGTAGTTGATGTTATGTGTGCTATGTTTAAGAACTTAAATATAGAGCAAGGGTAGCATAAAACGGATTAAGGGAAATGAATAAATATGCAAAACATAGTTGCATATTTATTTAAAAAAGGAGGATATTTTGGCAAAAAGAATTAGAGCAACGGCAGAGGCAAAACTTGATCCTGAATGGGAAAGAGCTTGTGCCATGGCTAATGATTTAAAATCTAAGGATGGCACTGTTCTTTGGGCATTAAGTTTCATTCATGCCTGGGAAGATGCGGTAAAAATAATAAAAGAGGCGCTGTGAATCTTGCTAAGTTTCTGCTTTGGCGAAATGGATGATAAATACAGTGTTCAGTGCAAACAAAATTTCTAAAAAAGACATCACAAAAGATGAAGACTAAAATCATATAAGGAGTGAGGTTTGATGGCGGTATACAGGAGTGTGCATTTATCATTTTGGACGGACAATAAGGTTGAGGATGATTTTACACCAGAGGATAAGTATTTTTATATTTATTTGCTGACGAACCCTCAGACTAATATTTGTGGTTGTTATGAGATTAGCTATTCTCAGATGACTAGAAATACCGGATACAATAAAGACACCATAATAAGGTTGCTTGAGCGTTTTGAAAACGTTCACAAGATTATTAAATTTGATAAGAATACCAAGGAGATATTGATTCTGAATTGGTATAAATACAACTGGAGTAAGTCCGAGAAAACGCTTACTGGGGTTGAAAATGTTGCAAAACATATTAAGTCGGAAGTGTTTAAAAAATATGTTTTGGATGTTGTAAGCTGCATAAGAAGTGATACCCCTATTATGGGGCATACATGCCCCATACAAGCATCTGTATCTGATACTGATATTAATAATATATATATTAATAATAAAAGAGATATAGTTAATACATCAGAGAATATTAATATAAATAATAATATACTAGATGAATTAATTACAGAGTTTAATATATCTAATTATTTATTAGATAGTATCAATACATGGCTTAAATATAAAAAAGAACGGAGATTTACATACAAAGAGAGCGGATTGAGAACCTTGGTTAAGACTATTAAGGCCAAGGCTGATGAGTATGGAGAGCAGGCTGTCATCGCAATAATTGATGAGAGTATTGGAAATGGCTATCAAGGGATAACCTGGGACAGAATAAAAAAAGTTCAACCACCAAAGTCTCGACAGAGTGCAAGCGATCAGTTTGATAGGCTCATGGAGCAGATAAGGAGAGATGAAGATGATTGACGGCAAGAATGAAATGACAGTAGATAAGGCGATAAAAATTTGCCGTGAAAAATCCAAGAACATAAAACTTAAAGTAGATCCGGATGTATTTGTAAATATTGCGGAATGGCTTGAAGAGTTAAAACGGTTACGGCTTGAGCCTGTTACAACAAATATATCAAAAATGGCAAGCGCATACAATAATGGTTATAACAAAGCGCTTGATGACTTAATGGCAAAATTAGATTGCGATAAATATTTGCTGAATGAGTGGCAGCGTGATGCTATTCGTGACAAGGTGAAAGAAATCAAGGAGGGGCGCAATTGACCGATAAAGAAACACGTAAGATAATAGCGGTGTTAATGGTTGCTTATCCAAACTACAAGCCGATTAACATTGACTTTACTGTATCTGTTTGGACGGATATGTTGTCTGATTATTCTTACTCAGAGGTTGACATGGCAATCAAGGCTTACATATTAACGGACACCAGTGGTTTTGCCCCGGCGATAGGACAGGTTATAGACAAAATAAAGTCAATAACTACTCCTCGGCAAATGACCGATGCCGAAGCGTGGTCACTGGTCCGCAAGGCAATATCGGATAGTGGCTACAATGCTACAGATAGATATAACGAGTTACCGGTAACATGTCAAAGGGCAGTCGGATCACCGGCACAGCTAAGAATGTGGGCGCAAGACACGGAGTTTAATGAGAATGTCGTGAGCAGCAACTTCATGCGGTGCTATCGAACAGAGATAGCACGACAGAGAGAGATAGACAGAATGCCGTCAGAGATACGACAGATGATTGATAAAGTCAATAATAATTCTAAATTACTTCAAGATAAACAGGCTAATCTGCCTGAGATTACTCAAGATAAAAACTATAAACTGAATAGAGAGTAGTGACTATGGGAGCATCAACAAAACAGTACCGCCGCCGTAAAGCTGCTGGATTATGTGTCGAATGTGGAAAACCGCTGGACAGGATAGGTGCTTACTGTGTTAAATGTTGCAAGGCACACACCGAGGACTCCATACAACAAAAACACTGGTATGCCGATAATGGAATATGCCCTACATGCCGAATAAATAAATTAATGGGGACTGAAAGGCACTGCCCTGAGTGTCGCGCACGAGAATCTGAGTGGAAGCTAAGAAAAAGGGAGTCAGACAGAGAAAACACCAACAAACAACATGCGGAATGGGCGAAAACCAAATATGCCGAAAGGGTTGAAAAAGGCCTTTGTACTAGGTGCGGAAAACGACCGGCTAAAGATGGTGCACACACATGCGTGTATTGCGCTGAAAAAACTAATGCTTATCACCGAAGAAAGAGAGCAGAGAAAAGGTTGAATGCACAAGAAAGATACGAAAAGGGTATATGTCGATTTTGCAATAATCCTGTTAAGGATGGGTATAAGTTATGTGAGCACCACTACCAGCTCAATCTTATCAACTCGGCAAAGGCAGACAGGAGTGCATATAACAGGCGACAGTATCAGATAAGCCAAAGGAGGCGAGCGGCTAATGACAACGAAGAAAGACAATCCGTGTAAAGACTGCCCCGATAGATATGTTGGTTGTCATTCAAACTGTGAGCGGTACCTAACGTGGAAAAAAGTGTACGATGAATGGAACAGCAAAGTGTTTAACGAGAGGTCGAAGAGCCGAGCGGTTGACAAGTATCTGATAGACAGAAGTTTAAAGGCAAAGGCGGAGTATCGGAGGAAAAGCAGATGAATGTTGTGGTTACACAAAACGGTAAGAAAGTGAATATTGCTGATATTGTTCTGCCTGATGATGTGATGAGAACAATAGCTAGCATGATTGGTTGACAAGTAAATAAATGACAAGTAGAATGTGCCGTAGAATGTAGTGTATATGCGGCACATTTTACGTAGGAGGATAATAGAAATGGAATGTGTGGCATATATAAGAGTGTCAACAGAAAGACAGGTTGAAGAGGGTTACGGCCTTGAAAGTCAAAAAAGAGATATCGAAGAATATTGTAAGAAAAATGAAATGCTAATCACTGATTGGTATATTGATGCTGGACTATCTGGGATGGACATGAGCAAGCGTGTTGAACTGCAACGGCTTATATCGGACATATCGAAAATAAACAACATAGTAGTATATAAGCTGGACAGGCTAGCAAGGGATTCAGTAGATGCATTATACATGATTGAAAAACTCTTTACACCGAAAGGTGTCAGAGTTAATAGCGTACACGATTTTGCCAGGTACGAGACGCCGCAAGACAAATTCCAAACACATATTATGGCGGCAGTTGCCGAATACGATAGAAACACAATGTTGCTGAGAATGCGCGGCGGTATGCTGGAGAGAGTTAAAAATGGCTACTGGATGGGCGGCGGCAATACACCATACTGTTACCGATATGATAAAAACCTTGGCTATCTTGTACCAATTCCAGAACGTGCCGAACAGGCTAATAGAGCTATGGATTTGTTTATTGACGGCATGTCCGACGTAAAAATTCAGAGACTACTTGGCTATAAGAGCGAATTTGTTGTGAGAAATATCCTCACAGGGGTTGTTAATATCGGCTATATCCCATACAAGGGCGGCACATATAAAGGATTGCATGAGTCGATATTTGAACACGACAAATTTTATCTTGCTCAGGAGTTGAGAAAAAGTAGACGTAAACAGCATATATACAGTTTTACCGAGCCACATTTGCTTACAGGTTTGTGTTATTGCAAAACCTGTGGTTGCAAGATGCGATACCAGAAGATAACTGGCATGGGAATCCACAAGATATATTGTTGCTCACACGACAAATACTTGGACTACTTGCCAAACTATAATGCAGATTGCGACAACCCCGGAGCATGGGCAAGCGATATTGAAAAAGCATTTGAGCATGAAATACTCGACATCTCAATAAAGCTATCGCAATACAAGCCAAAGGCAAAAGAAACAAAGCTGCAAATACTGACTAACCAGCTTGAAAAGCAAAAATCAAAGCTAAAACGGCTATACACTCTGTATGCAGAGGGAAACGACATGGTTTTGGATATGATTAAGACTTTGGAGACTGAAATTAGAGAGACTACCGAAAAGATCTCAGCTGAAAGAAAAAATGGCCAGCATGAGCAGAAAAAAGAATTTGTCTATGAGAATATAAAAAAACTTGCCGACATCTGGGATGGTATCAGCAAGTCTCAAAAAAACTCTATACTCAAAACTATAATTGATAAGGTAATTGTAGGCAAGGACGATATAGAAATTCAGTTAAAGAACTTTTAGCACCTACATAATGCAGTTCCTATGATCATAGGTGAGTGCAGAAGGTATCTCAGAGATAACAATGCTATAAGAGTATCAAGGTCA